TGGAATAATTCAAAGTCATAGACTTCTGATAAGTACACATCATACAAATCTAGTTTCCAATCAAGCGTAGTGTCATCAATCAACTTATTCAGAATCGGAGATTGTCCATTCAAAATGGAATTTTTGTATGCACGGTTGTCTTGCCCTCGCCTCATACTTCTCGTGATTTTCTGATTCTGACTACGCAACAGACCGAAGAAGAAGTCCGTGTACCACTTCTCCCAGTTCCGTAACATAGCGTCATAGTTCCGATAGATACCTTGCTTGACCTCTACCGAACTGAGACGATTGTACCTGTACTCTGCGTCTGCTTCTTCTCGTAGCTTATGTCTCCGTACCAGTTCTGACGCACTACTCTGTTTCTCATCTCTCTTGTTCATAGCTCGTACTAACTTCTCACTCCAAGTTCTACCACTACTGCCACCCCATAGCTTCCACGCTATCCAACCGTTAGTAGCTCTATCAGTTCGTCCTGCTATGTAGTCTCTATGTGCTTGGCTAGTTAAGTCTCCTTCGTGTCTAGGGAAGTACTTAGCTATATGCCTTACCTTCTCAGGCGAGGCTTTTGTATTGGAGACAAGATAGCGAGCCGTTGCCAATCCAACGCTTGTACCACCTCGACCAAACTTCTTGCGTAGTGCCAGTCCCTGCTCGGCTTGTCTCTTAACTCCTTTTGGTATCGAGAAATTCAGGTCATCGTATTTTCCTTTTTTAAGGTTTCCGTTTATGCCTGTGTCCACATCTCCGACTATATCCAACTCTCCTGTATCAGTACTTAAATTAGACTGAAACTGTATCGTAGACGATACACTAGAACTATCCTTACTCTTATTACTATCCTTATCTACCGTATGAGCAGTAGGAGTAGAATTTATTGCGAGGTTTTTCTTAGAGCTTAGAGGGTGGTTACTTGGTAGCAAGTCTGTGTCATACGGCTTACGCTTGTATTTACCGTTCCTAAGAGCGTATAAGAGTCCATTGACTCTTGCTAACGCCCATTGGTCAGAAGATGTAACTGTTGGTCTAACCGACTGTGGATTGGTGTTATAAGCCCCTACACCCCTATTAAAGCAAGATATTAACATTCTTAAGGTTGCCCTGTACTTAGGATTGTCTTTGTTGTGTTCTGTTACTTTATCTTCAAGTATCTTGCGTATTCGAGCAGAGACCTTTATTTCAAGCCGTGCCATAGGTTGTTCTATCAGCAGGTCTAAGATTTTCTTCTAAAGCCTGTTCATATCTCTCGTGAGTTGAACAAGGCATATAAACTGTATTACCGTCTTTATCCATTGAATGACTACCTTCACAACCTAACATCTCTGCTCTAGCTTCAGCTTCTTCTTGAGTTGTAAAGACATCATTACCAACCATATCTTTTGGCTCATCAGCAAATCTCTCTATTTGTCTAAGTCTTATATCTGCGAGTTCTCTTGTTGGATAGCAACCCATATTCCTACCTGTTTCCTCTGTTATAACGCAGAACTCTCCGTCTATCTCTTGTACTACCTTTAATTCAGCAGATTGCATACTTGCGAGGCTTATCGCTTCAGGTACTTCATCAGTCTGTTCTTCTTGTTGTATTGTCGCAGGTTGATATTCTTGAAGCATATTGGCAGGTACAGTTACTTTACCTTCTGGAAGTAAATAGACATCTTGGTCAGGTGTAGTAGGTAAACCAATACTTTGTCTTGCTTCTGCAACGGTTACCCAACCACCTGTAACTGCTAAGTTCATTCTCTCGTAAATCTCATTAGTATCTGTTTGTAAAGCTCTAACGTCTGTGTAATCATATCTAGCTTCTAAGTTATCTGAATTAGCATAATCAACCTTAAGTATCTGATGTGTTATCTCTTGTGCGACCATATCCCATAAAGGTATGAGCTTTTGTTCTGTAAAGAACTCTCGCAAGGTTTTAGCATTAGAGTAAGTAGCATACTTAAGTCCAACTTCTAATCCTGCGATTATGGAAGGAACGCCTAATACAGAAGATACACGAGACTCGAATGACTCTCTTAAGTCTCCAATCTCTAAGTCTTTAGGACTAAATGCTAACTTCTCTACATTGACGCCACCTGATAGTACTAAAGGCTTACCTTTGTTCTGACCACCAGTCTTACGCTGAAATGCTTTGGAGATAGCTTCTCCTTCTTCTTCTGTTAACCCATACTCATCTTTTGGTGTAATCATAAAGCTAGGGACACCCATATTAGCGAGGATTGATGTAGCCATTTGTCCTGCACTCTCATCTCCATAAATCTCTCTAAGTAATGTTTTTACTGGCGAGAAACCTTTTCTATGGTTTTCAGGGTCTAGTCCAAGTCTAAAATGAGCAATCATATCTCTATCAAGTATTACTTTTTCATTCTTTACTTGATATTCATAATGCGAGATTAAAGTCTCATCATTACCTTTAGGCGTAACGTTCTCAGGCATAAGAGGATAAAGAGCGACTAATTGTCCTGCTTCATTCTTTTGTTTAAGTAGATAAGCGTCTCCTGATACGTGCATTGATTGTACTAAAGAGTTTTGTACAACATCTCCTGACATATAAGGATTAGGTCGTTTAAAGAGCATTGTAAGTTGATGATTAGGAATTACGTCTAACTCTCCTACTTCATTAGTTTGATAAACTTTTAATTCTGCTTCTCCGAAGGCAGTACCGAGTACCTGTAAGCAAGAGACAACTGCTGAGTTAGAAGCACCATTACCTAAGCCTTGTACATTAAATTGTCCTGCTGATGATTGATAACCTTGTATAAAGTTTGTATTGTTACTATCAATTCCTTGTCTAAAGAAATTGTATCCTGTACTTCTTTTAGTCTCAGGTGTTTGTCCAAAGAATACTTCTCTGAAACTTCTTCTCTCTGCCATTTACTTTTCCTTCTTTGCGAGCATTTGAGTAGTAATGGACGCAACCCTTATCGGCACTACTACTCTATGCTCTTTTATCTTAACTTAATTTACAAAACTTTTATACTTTTCCGTACTTTTGATTCTATTACTGCGTAGGCTAAAGAGTCAACTATGTCATCGTGTTCTGCTTCGGGAAACCTTAGCAACTCTGTTTGAACGTCTGCAAACCACGTTGAGTTCTTAGGAAAGAATATATCTCCTGCTTCCATTCTTGCAATTAATGGATAAGCTCTTGAGACTTTATCTCTATCTGCTTTAAGCGACTTTACAACCAACCCTTCTCTCTTAGCCATTTGTATAAACGCCAACTGGTAACCTGCTCGCTCAATCCCGACATACGCCAAGTCAAACTGTTCCACTTTTCTTTGTAGTAAGGGCAGTAAATCAGGTGCTTCCAATCTTCGTCTGTCAATGTCCAGTATGAGAATCTTGCCCTCAGGTGTGATTGCCACCGAAGTAATAACTGTGAAGTCAGCACTTTGTTTAGTTGATGTTGCAAGGTCAACAGTTGCATATCTACGGCAATCCTCAAGCCTGCACTCTTTGTCCTTATATTTATAAATAATTTCTGTATTTTCATTTTTTTCCTCGTCAATTCCTATTCGTTCTTCTATTTTGTAGTGGTCAAACCAATCGGCTTTAAATAAACCACCACTAGCTTCTATAAATTGAGCTTCGTACTCTTGAGCGTATAAAAAACTTCCTATCTCTTGTTTTGCCATTTCTAACTCGGCAGGGTCAATAATTGGGTTTGTTATTGTCGGATATGTAAATCTAACCCAGTCATCAAGCATATTTGCTTCTGAGTACAACTTCTCAAAAAAGTTATATCCTTTTGGCGTGCTAATAAAGAATGCACTACCTTTTTTCTCTGTTAGGGCAGGTCGGATAACCTCTGCCCAAGTTTGTGGCTTCATAAAGGCACACTCGTCTAAAACAACAAAGTCAAGACCTGCACCTCTTAGTTTCATAGGGTCATCTGCTGACCTTACTTGTACTGAGCCACCAGTAGCAGTAACGATTGTTCGCTCTGCTTCTTTTACTCTGATACCATACTCGATACCAATACTTCTTAAATCTGCCCACGCTTCATTTGTCATTGAGTATGAA